TCCTAAGCGGCGGCAATATCCTATCGGCCAATTCGATCAACCTGAAACCGTCCGGCGATACCGACGACTATCTTTCGTTTTCAACGGTTGGTAACATTCCTCGTACAACTATCATCGGGGGACAGATTTGGCAAATCATTGGTCATGTGCCAAGTGTTGGCACCGCTATACAGTTAATGGGTGATTCAGAGGTGGGTTTGAACCTTTTCTGGGATGATTTTTCTAATGGGGCGTTGCTTGCATCTAACGCAACTATGTCCCTCACCACAGACAATAATGGTAACCTGACACTTGCCCCCGGTGGGATAGGTGTAATAGATGTCACGGCGGAAACAATAGACCTCGGTACGAACACGATTGCCGACGGTCAGATGAATGGCGATTGGTCTTTGAACTTTGGTGACTTGACGGAACCTGACAACGTAGATGGCCGCATCGATCCTGATGCGATTCTTGAAAAATCAGAGGACTCTTACTGGAGGTTCAATGGTACGCTTGTACCGGAGGCTGGTGGTGGCGGCAGTCCTCCAACTCTCACGCTTAGTGACGGCACAACTGTTTACTGTGATAGGGGAACGGCCAAAGGTCATGTTTTCGATAACGATGTGTATTACACCGCTACTGGCTATAAACCTCAAACAGGTACAGGGGCAAGAACTGTTTCGTTATGGCATAAACCGGTCGGCTCTGGTAATCGTAATATATGGCACTATGGGGGATCAGGAGCAGGGAATCAATTTTGGGCTGGAAGAATAAGAGATACAGTGGCGAGCAATGCCTTCACAGTATTATTTAACGTTGGCAGTGCTAATTCTGTGATTGACTTAAAGACTGATGGATTATGGCATCATATAGCTGCAACTTTTCCGGCAAGCGGGACTATTGGTGACACCAAAATATATATTGATGGAGTAATTGACCCTGGAATGACGTTCACAAATCCGTCAACAGCCGTCAATACACTCACAACATTAGATTTAAAAATAGGAACAGACTTCGACGCAACCGCAAGCGTAAGGACCGAAGGATGCCTCAGTGATATGGCATTCTTCGACACTGAACTCACAGCGACGCAGGTTCTTAATATATACAATCGGCAAAAGTCAACCATCATAGAGGGCACAAGTTTACCGCATCCCGGCGATATGGCAGGTCCGATACTTACTTTAGGCATGGGCACATTTGGCAGTCTAAACGTCAATGGAGAGTTTGGCTTTAATGTCGAGACCTCTGGCAATTTAACCCTTGGACAGAGTAAATTCACTGTTAATGCAGTGACAGGTGATACTTTAATAGGTGGAGAGTTAAAAAGTGTAGAAGGCAGGGTAGTAAATACAACCAGAATTACCGGGACAACCACGCTTAACGCTACTCACCATCACGTCTTCTGTGATACCGATGGTGGTGCATTTCCTGTCAATCTTCCAGCCGGTGTAGACGGCCAGACATACAGAATAATAAATGCAGGAAGTAACGATGTAACAGTTGTTCCAGATGGCGCGGAGCTTCTTGACGGAGAAAACGCAAGCAAGTCTTTTAGCCGCGGAGTATTAATTTTAACTTATGAAACTACGGAAGGATGGATGTAATGAGAAAGTTTTTACTGATCGCTTTTTTAATGGTCTTTGTATCACCTGCTTTTGCCAGCAGGTTTGACGATGTTAATATAACGGCTCAGGATTCGACAAGTATAGATGCGTTTGGAAGATGGAGGGTAAGCAATCCTTTTGCTCTTTTTGATTCCAAGCAGATTTTTGACAACCAACCCTTGTTTTGGGATGAGGAGTTGGAGTCAGGGGCGAGTATATCAAGTGCCCATTCTGTTGACACAGCCTCGACGGTAATAACCAGCACAATCAATGTGGCCGGTGTCTTTACAAGACAAACGTTTATGAGATTCAATTATCAGCCCGGCAAGAGCCAGCAAGTAATGATGACCGGAATCCTTGACAGATCAGGTGGAGGCACTGGAGTTGAAAGACGGATAGGTGTATTCGACGACGATAACGGCCTCTTTTTTGAATTTGATAATGTTACAGCCGGAGTAACGCGACGAACTAACGTTACGGGAACGCCTGTTGATAACACGGTTACGCAAGCCAGCTGGAACCATGACAAAATGGACGGTACAGGCCCGTCTGGTATTACAGTGGATTGGGAAAAATTTCAAATTTTCTTCATTGACTTTGAATGGTTAGGGGTTGGCAGGGTCAGGATGTGCCTCATTCATCATGGTATAGTTCATGTTGTCCATGAGTTCTTAGGCTCGAACATACTCGATAAGGTTTATATGTCAACGCCAAATTTACCCTTGAGGTTTCAAATAGTAACGACGGGCAGTTCTCCTGCATCTGAGATAGAAGCCGGATGTGCCACGGTTGCCAGCGAGGGCGGACAGCAAGATACAGGGGTACTTCGTTACAAGTCCACATCCGGCACACACGTTGACTTAGCGACACAGGACGTAATTTACGCTATTGTGGGCATAAGGTTAAAGGCGACTCATCTGGGCGCAACGATAAGCCTTGTCGATGTTTCTTTAACGGAACACCAAGGGTCAAAGTTCTATGAATGGCTGCTTATATTTAATCCAACGGTGGCAGACACTTTTGCTTATTCAGCCTTAACAAATTCAGCGATTGAAACAGCAACCGGAGCAACGGCAAACACAGTGACTGGGGGAACGATAATCACAGGTGGCTTCGCTTCGTCTGCGCAAAAAGGCGGAACGTCTATTGCTCAATCGGTACAAAACGCATTAAGGCTTGGTGCGGATATTTCTAATGTTGTTGATGAGATCGTTCTGTGTGTGAGGCCGGTCGGCGGCTCCACTGGCATAGATATTGAAGGTTCGATTACTTGGAGAGAGGGAAGTTAAATGAAAAAGATAATAATATTTCTGGCAGTGTTAATGATGGCTGGTATTGCATCTGCACAGGATCCGAATGATCTTCCAGTTGGTACAGATATGCGATGGGAAGTCAACGGCAATCGCATTATGACGATTAATATTCGCTTACCCGCAAAGTTCGTGAAGATTCTGTCAATGTTGCCAGATAAGGTTATTGGAATCAGCATCGAAAGAATGATGCGTGGATGGAGAAACAGCTTTGTGACTATTTGGCAGAAAAGTCGAACCGATGAGGATATGGGATTGTAAAATGAAATATTTCGCAATATTACTAATGATGGTATGTTCGGCCTTTGCAGCCGATGAGATCCACGCTCCGTATCTCACCGGGCAGACGCTTTACTTCGTAAGGTACGCAGCCAACGGCGATGTCTTTTTATCCGATGGATCCGCCTCCGAGACGTGGGGTACCGGAGGCCGCGGAGCCGATGACTATGATGTCGCAATGCTCGAGCGCAAAACCGGATCCGGGGCAAGCGGCCACTACGTCGGCAGTTTCGATACCATCCCGAACATCGGAGCAGGCTTTTATCATTTCGATATTTTCCTACAGGCCGGCGGATCCCCAGCCGATAGCGATGTCCCCGCATTATTCTGGGGCGAGATCCCCTGGACCGGTACCGCCGAGGATCCCGCAGCGACCCAGGGCGATATCACCGACGCCCACGCAACCACCGATGGCAAGATCGACACCACCGATGCCCTGGTAACATCCTCGCACTCGGCCACCGATGGCAAGATCGATACAACCGACGCCCTGATAACCAGCTCACATTCGACGACCGATGGCAAGATCGATACAACCGATGCCCTGATAACATCCTCGCACTCGGCCACCGACGGCCTGATAACCACAGTCGACACCGTCGTCGATTCGATCCTGGTCCTGGTGACTTTGATGCGAGACATGATGGAGGGCGACGTCTGGATCGATACCGCTCCGACGCCCTGGCAGGCGGTAACGACCGTCAAGGAAGCCGGCGGAGGAGTTGGCGGCGCAGATCTTATCCGTAAAGACTTAAAGACCATAAGCGATGTGAATGTAACGTCGAGTAATCAGAGAATAGACAGGACAGTGGAGCCATAATGGGTATCGTAGCACAACCAGGCGCAAGATTCGGACTCGACAGCCCTCCGGACGCCCCGGTCATCACCAGCGCGGTCGATGGCGGCGATCAGGACTCGGCGGTGATCTCCATTACCGGTACCGACACGATCCGATTGTTTTACCGGCTGCTCAACGCTGCATCCTTTACAACCGGCCTTACCCGCATCGGATCAGGAGATATCACGCAAACGGGCCTGACCGCAGGGCAATGGTATGAGTTCTATTGCAAGGCAGATGCCGAGCCCGGACTGTCGGACCCATCCAACCTGGTCACGCTTTTGATACTGGCCTCGACGGCAACGATCGAGACGGCGATCTATTCGCTTTTGTCGGGCGACCCTACGCTCAGCGGCCTGGTTGGAACTCGTATAGATCCCATACTTGTGCCGCAGGGGACCGCGATGCCTGCAGTCACTTACATGCAGATCCCGAGCCGTCGGGACGATACTCTTGGCGGGCCCACCGGCCTTGTGCAGAGCAGGTGGCAGTTTAACTGCTGGGCATCTACTACCGCCGGCGCTCGGACGGTCGCCAACGCTTTGAGACAGGCGATCAGCGGTTACAGCGGCCGCGGAACCGGCGTTGTTATCCAGGCGATAATGGCGCCTGACCAGGAGATAGATATATCCGCCAATCCAGCGGGCAAAAACGTAGCGAGAAGATATGGTAAGTCGCTGGACTTTACCATTTGGTTTTGTGAAACACCTTAAAAAAAGAGAAAATATGAAAACTTAAAACTATTTAAAAAGAAGGCGCTTACGGGCCGATCACCCGTCTAAGGTGCCGTGATCACCGGGCCTGTTACGGAGGCACGCCGGGACTGACATCCCGATGTGCCTCCGTTTTTTTTTAATTAGAATTTAATAAAACATTTTGAAAGGGTAAGAAAATGAGCGATGCACAACACGGCCACGGAGCGACCCTGGCAGCGACGACCGTCGGAACCGTTGGCAATGTCATCAATGTATCGGTTGACGGACAGACTCGGGATCCGGTCGATATATCCTCGATGGATTCGACGAGTAAGTTTCGAGAGTTCATCGCGGGCATGGCGGATGCGGGTGAGATAACGGTCGAGGTGAATTACGATGGTTCGGCAGCCGGGGTTGCGGATAAGCTGAATACCTCTTATCAGGCCGGGACCATCCTGACATGGACGATAACCTTTAGCGGTATCAATACCTTTGTATGCAACGGCATCATAACGAACCTCGGTATCGCAACGCCTTTCGACGACAAGATAACGCAATCGATCACTATCAAGTTGACAGCCGTCCCGACATTTACGGACCTGGCATAAAAAAAAGAGATTAACAATTTATTGGAAAGGATAAGAGATGGCCAGTTCAGGCACACACGGACACGGATCGTCACTTGCAGGCGGTACAGTTGGCGATGTAGGCAGTATCATAAGCATGTCGGTGGACGGACAGACAAGGGACCCGATAGACATATCGACGATGGATTCGACGAATAAGTTTCGCGAGTTCATCTCGGGCATGGCCGATGCGGGTGAGATAACCGTTGAGATCAATTACAACGGAGCATCCGGGGCCTCGGCCAACGATCTCCAGACCGCGTATGCGTTAGGGTCAGCGGAGGAGTGGACGTTTACGCTGCCGGATACATCGAAACTCGTAGCTCAGGGGTTCATCACAAACCTTGGTATCGCGGTTCCGTTCGACGACAAGATAACCCAGTCGTTTACGATCAAACTAACAGGCGTTCCGGTGTATACGGACGTGCCGTAAATAAATAATTTATTGAACAGAAAGGGAAAGTATTATGCAGTTAAACGCAGACAATCTAAACCAGATAACGTACCGCACGAAGCGGCACCAACTAAAAAAGGCCGATGCCGAGATCATCCTCGCCCTGGTTCCAGGGTCCATGATGGATGAAGCACAAAAGATAATCGCTGACTCTCCGAAGCCCAAAAAGGAAGATGATCTTAAAGGGCCCCAGAAAAAAGAATATGACAAAAAAATGGATGCTTACAGCAAGGCGATAAAGGTTTTCGGGTTCAAGATACTCTCGGCGTCAGTATTAGATGATAAGGGCGACCCGGTCTTTAAGGATGTCAAGGCGTTCGAGACCCTTGCCCCTGCGCTTCAGGAGGAGATCACGACGGCCATGTACGATTATAACGGCATGTCCGAGGGCAGTGTCAAGGAACTGGTAAAAAACTAAGGGACGACCGCCAGAGGCGTTTTTATTTTCGCCTTGCCCTTGCTCTCGGGATGACGGTCGAAAAGCTACTGACAACGATAACGGCGAGGGAGCTGACCGAGTGGCGGGCTTACGACTCGATCCAGCCGTTCGGAGATGAGCGGGCCGACCTTCGGGCGGCATCTATAAGGCAGGCAGTAATTGCGGTGCATGCTAAAAAGAAAAGCGATCAGCCGAAGCTGGCCGATTGCATGTTGAAGTTTGAGGCAAAGAAAAAACAAACGGCGTTGCAAATAGAGCAGATTCTTAAAGGTTTTGTTAAGGCTAAAGGCGGAAAGATAAACGATGGCAACAGTTAGTACACTTGCTGTAAATCTGATAGCCAGAACATCGGCGTTTGAAAAGGGCATGGGCAGGTCGCGCAAAAAACTGTCATTCGTTCAACGTCAGGCGATGGCAACGAGAGCGGCGGTCCTTTCGATGGCCCGCGGGTTCGTGATCGCAGCCGGCATTGGCGGTATGGGTCTGATGATCAAAAAGTCATTCGACACGATAGATGCCACCGCGAAGATGAGCGACCGCCTCGGCATAGCGACCGAGGATATTATCGCGTTCGGCCATGCGGCCCAGATCACCGGCATGGACACCGCAGGGATGAATAAGGCGCTCGAGACTTTCGTCCGCAGGATCGGCGAGGTCAGGCTTGGAACCGGACAGGCAAAGGTGGCGCTCGAAAAGCTGGGACTGTCAGCCGACGATCTGGCAAATCAAAAACTCGCTGATAACTTCCAGGTCATAGCCGAGAAGATATCGCAGATGGAGAACGCATCCGATAAGGCTGCGACCGCGTATTTCCTGTTTGGAAGGCAGGGTCAGCAGATGCTCAACTTCCTGAACATGGGGGCACGGGGACTGGATATTTTCAGAGAAGAGGTCGATCGGCTGGGCCTGTCGTTTAGCAGGATCGATGCGGCAAAGGTAGAGATGGCAAACGATGCGATCGCGCGTCTGCGAGCGAGGTTTACCGGCATCGCCCAAATAGCTGCGATCCAATTAGCTCCGGCGATCGAGGCGATAGCTACAAAACTCGTTGACATGGGTTCAGATGGAGCGAACGCACAAAAGAATATGATCATCGGATTTCAGGCGATGACGGTAAAGGTCGCCCAGTTAGGTAATTTTTTAAAGCGAACAGGTGCGGTCTTTAGCGGTCTTGCCGGGGCATCCATAAACCTGGCATCGCTGTTTACAGTCGGCGCAGACAACAGGGCGGCGATGCGGATGGTTGCCGAGGAGATGAAAGCCGAGGCAACTAAGATATTACTGACTCCGTTCGATCCCGCTCCGATAAACAAATGGTTTGACGACGTTGAAAAACGAGCAGAGGATATTGCCAGCGACATCAAGAAG